GTGTCTTGGTCAGCCAAGAACGAGATGCTGGGCGCAGCTACTGTCCCATCCGCAAATAACCCAGTCCCTCCGATAATGTTAGTCGCTACGCCGCCACCGCTCAGTACGTTAGGATGATTTGCTAGCATGGTAGTGTTTTTTAGCTCTGGAACTCGCTAGCGTAAATAAGTGAATTGGCCGTGGTCGTAGCCACAAACTTGGCCGTGATAGCTGCTGCCTTGCTCCAGGTGTACTGGCTACCGCTGTAGAGGATATGCGCCAACCCAACCGATGGCGTCGTGCCGTCAAACGTGCAATAAGCGTTACCCGTCTGCACATCCAGCACCAGCACATCGGTAGACACATTGAATGTGTTGGCAAACGACGTTGTTGCCGTTGACGTAATCGACAACGCCCGCCCAGCTACCAGTTCGCTAGCAGAAAAGGTGGGTTTGGGATAAAGCGGATTTAGGTTATAGGCTGACATAATTATCGGGTGTTAAATTAGTAACTGCGATTTTGAGAAGTGACGTGAGTGTAAACATTCATCTGCCAGGTGTTGGGCATCTGACGCTCAATCCGATCCCATTCATCCAATTTCTTCTTTTCGGCCATTTGATAAGCCCCCGCTGATTTCTCCATCTGCCCATCCTGCACCAGCCAATCCCCGTAGGTCTGCCATACCAGCGGTTGCGAAAGCATATCAGGCAAAGGCTGGATGTCCCAGGCGTAGCTGGTCGTCTCTGGGGTTTGCCCAGCGGTTGTATCTACCAAGCATTTGTAATAGTCGCTTGTCCCCGTATTGGCCCCAGCCAGCATCGTGTAATAGATGTACTGCCCAACAACGTAAGTGGCCGTAGCCGAGTAAACCGCCCCCGCATAATTGTAGGGAGCTTTGCGGTAGGTGATGTAGATCGGGTTGGCCGGGTTGGTGTTATAGGTAACGTACCCATTGGTTCCCATGAACCCACCGGCGGATGAAATCATCTGGAACCCGTCTGAATTGACTACAAACCCCTGATTACGGGGGAAGGTGACCATTGCTGGGTTATCGACGTAAGCGTTGAACATCACGTCAATGACGGTCTCTCCGGTCTGATCCCAAGGGATGATGAATTGTTGAGGGGAAACGTTATTGGCTTGAACCAGTAAGGCGCCCCAGATGTACAAGCCCTTGGTAACCGTACCGGCATAGGACAGCGTGCTGCCATCAGACGAAATCTGGACGGTAACGCTTTGGGTACTGGCGGCAGCACCGCTAGTGTAGGTCAGCGTGCAAAGGAAGTAACCGTTAGGGCATTGCTGGATGTTGGTGGAGGTAGCGTTTGCCACCGTTCCCGTTGTCCCGGCGGTAACGTTAAAGAAGGCCGAGAACGTGGTCGTACCATCGTTTGCTGCCAAATAGAGGTAGTCTCTGCCGTTAGGACGGGCGTAGACACTCAATTGGTAGGTTGTGCTGGGAAAACAAAAGATACCGGACTGAACCGCTTTGTGTTCAACAGAAGGCGATGTCTCCAGCATCTTGGACGCGGTAACCCGGTTATCCGCTGGATTGGCAATGCTGTTGCCAGTGATGGTCGCGCCTGTAGCCGCCCAATAAGACGACTTGGAAAGATCGTTAGGATAGGTCAGCAGATCGCCGGCAAACCTAGCCTCTCCCCAATTAGTCAGATCCGTCCAGTTACCAGCACCCCAAATCTGACGAACGTTAGCGTTGAACAAATCATTGATAGACTGCGCCGTTTCCGTGGTTAAGCGACTTGTGGGAACTCCAATAAGTCCACAAATGTTACCTAACGCACGGGAGTATGGAATAGTCCTCAAGAAAGTGTTTAATTAGAAAGCCAGCCTCCGGTAATACCGTGACGAGCAGCGTTTACTTTAGGGCGATAACCTTTGGCGCACATATGCGGGTTATCCTTTAAATATTCGGGCAACCATTCATGCACGGCGTTTCCGTGCTGTTGTTGCAACCGGAAGAACAGACGAGGATCAATGCTGGCAGCTTTCTGCCCAAGCCCCTCAATCATAGCACTTCCTTGACTTGCCATAACCTTGGCGAGTCCAATCTGACGAAGATGCGAGCTTACCTTTTCCCGCGGAATTGATCCTTCGATTTCACGCCAGTATTCACGGACAAACTCCGGCGGTACTTTTGTGATGATCTCGGAACTAGAACAAGGCGCTGTTTCAGTAACCATGTTAAAAGATAGGGCAGAGCCTGGCTTTACAGGATGCCCTAATGCAGGGACTTAACCCAAACGTGGATCTGTGCCCACGTCGATGATGTTCAGGTAGATGTCCAAATCGCCTGCCGTCAAGGCACTTGGACTACCAGCCGTAGCGTTGGTAAACGTTGCCACCATGTTTACACTAGCCGTAGCGGTACGGATCGTAGCGGTGGTAGGAACGCCAGCCAGAACCCCAGCAGTAAACACCGATTGTGAAGTCACAAACGTATTGGTGCTGGTCGTCGTGCCAACGATAACGGTCATTGCTTGTGTAGCCGTACCCGTAAAAGCGGTGCGGATGTTAACAAGGGCATTGTTCACCACCCACTTTGCTGGCAAAGCACCAAGCGTCATGGTAACCGTATCGGTTGAACCAGTGCCAGAAGCGATGTCAGCGTAATTGACGGTGAATTTATTGGAAAAGCCGCGTGCTTGCTCTTCGAGAGAAAGAGTAGAGGTACGGGCGCGAGCGATAGTAACTGCTGTATCAGCCATGGTAATTATCTCCTAGTTTAAGGGTTAAGAAGTAGCGGCGAATTTGCCGAGACCGAGTGGATTCTTAACCATCAGGGTAAGCGCAGCGAGAATGAACCCGCGACGGCCACCACCAAGATCAGGAAGTTCGTTGCTTTCGATTCCAAGCATATAGCCAAGGCCGACAAGCTCTGGATCAATAACGTATCCACGCGCCTTCTGTTGGGCGGTCGTGCTTGATGGATCACCGCCATCCACAATGCCGTTGAACAAGTCAGGCACAATGGTAACGGTGTGGAAATCGCCAACGTAAACCGTTACATCAAGGTCAACTTGATGCTCAGTAGCATCCTGGGTGACCATGTAAGATTTAGTGGTAGTTGTGCCTTCTTGGCGTTGGAATTTGCTGATAGCCCGTTTCAGACTTGGGCCGGCAAACAACGTATAAGAGCGACGACCACCAACCTGTTGGAAGATGGATTGGAACACATCGTTAAACGCCGATTCCCCAAGGGAAGCGGTGGCGGTCGTGTCGATATTACCAGAAGGCGTGCGGAAAGCAGCGGGAACATCCGATCCGGGCGATGCGCTAATCCATTTGCCAAGAGCGCGGCTCTTGTAAGGCGAAGGAGGCGCTTCCTGTTGGCGGTCGTTATCGGAACCGATACAGGCTTCGATATCGCGCTTCAGTTCACGCATTGCCTTCATCTTGGAATTGGCGACTTCGGACGAAACACCCGCAACATCAGAGGCTTCCTGCAAGCGGGAGACCATCCATTGTTCGCGGAACTGTTGGACGTAATTGCCAATCCGGGCGCGATTAACGGCCTGATTGGTAAACGCCAAGACATCTTGACCTTCGAGGATGCCGCCGAAATTAACAGCGGAAAGAGAATCGACCTGCCACTCCTGATAGGCATTGGTCATGCGTTTGGTCTTAGAAAACGTCGAAACCTTCGGCGTATCTTCGGGAGCTAGAATCGTGAGGAAGTCCGTGAGGTCTTCGCGGTCACCTGAGACATTGTAAGTAGTTGAAAGGGCCATGATATTAACGAGTTTGTTTACTAAGTTCACGCGCCAGAAGAAACTGCGCTGCTTGATTTGCCGTAACGCCGCCTTTTTTTGACATTTGGCTCCGCATAGAATCGATTTGGGATTGGTTTTTGGTAGCCGACGGAGATCGACCATCGCTTCCAGAAGAACTGACGACGGTCTGCCCAAACGGAGGCTTTGTAGAAACTACAGGCGCGGACTTGGCAGACTTGCTCTGTCGAGCGCGTTCTGCTGCGGCCATTGCCTTTAAGCCTTCAATCTGAACCCCAATGATCCAATCGGCATTAGGTAATTTTTTGAGCCAGGGCATAGCAATGTAGGCTTGCTGTGCTTGAACATACTCAGGAGCGGACTTATCCTTTAAGAACGGGAAGCTCTGATAAGCCATCTGCTGGATTCTGGACTTTTGCTCAAGAAATTGAGTTCTGGCAGGAATGTCCTCATCAATAGTCGAATTGGCATTTCGGAGGATGGTCTTAAACGCTTTCTTATCGAGGAGGTTATCCCCTACTTGAATGGGTTCAAAATCGTCGTTATCCAATTGTTCTTGAGCATACTTTTTGGCATCAAAAGCTTGTTTCCTTAAAACAACTAGCCCGTCAAAGTCATCAATATGCTCTAATGGCAAAGATCCCTGTGGGGATGAAGCAACGGGAGCTTGCTGTTGAGCTGGCTGTTGAGATTGCTGTTGGGAAACGGCAACTCGCAGTTCGTTCAATTGGGCTTCCAAGGCTTTCCGCTTTGCGACTTCCTTACCTATACGGCGGTCAATTTTCTTCTTTAATTCGGCTGAAATGTCATGTGAAGGAACGTCTTCGCTGTTGTTATCCTCGGCGTTGGCCTCGGTTGCATCAGCTTCGGCAGATTCAGCTTGCGCTGCGTCTGGTGCTACGGATTTGTCTGAGGCGTTTTGAGCCTGAGCATTCTGATCCGCTTGTGCGGCTGATTTGGCACTTTCGGACTCCATGTTTAGGAGCCTTTGGGCCGCTTCGGCTACACTCAGATTGCCACTTCTTTCATCGCTTTTTGTCTCTGGCGGTTGAGCCGCCGCAACTGGCTGCGAAGACGCTTGAACTGTCGAATCGTTATTACTCATGGGTTTAATGCCCCCAAGGGCAGTAGCATGGCGTGATTGCCAAGTGCATAAGCCCTGCTAATAACCAATGAACAAGTCAACACCTATTATTTCCGCTAATCAGGAAGACCGCTGTTCAGCATCAATATCAGCCTGCTGAAGGCGCTGGCCTACGAAATCGTCGTAAAGGGAAATGATTGCTTCAAAGGCACGAATCTCACCAGCAGCAGCCAAAGACAGTCGAGGGTCTTTAAGTACGGCATCATTAACTGAATCGAGCATAGCGTTGCGCTGTTGATCTCGAAGTTCATCTATAAAATCAGAAAACGCATCATTGCCTGCAAGGCGGAACATGGACTGTTGAATGCGATCTGATTTCTCTTGCGGGGTCATCCGAATATTCCGTTTCATAAGAATTAGGACGCTTGCATAGGCCCAGGCATTTTAGCACCTAAACGACCAGTCTCGGCATTCTGCTGCTGCATCTTCTGCTGGTTGTATTGTTTGGCGCGGGCGTCGATGCGGTCTTTAAAGTTCTTATCCTGACCGTAACGCTGCTGGACATCAGGCTGCTGAAGATATTGCTGGATAATCTGCAAACCGAGATCTGGAGGCGTCCCAATTTTGATATTCTTGGGGATGCCTGAGAAAATCTGGGCTAGATCGACGTGTTCATCGTCAACCAGCTTTTGTTGGCCGATGGAGGCCGGCTGAATGATGCGTTCAGCGATATTGGGATCAATGCTGGAGACAAACGCCTGGCAAAGCTCGCCGTAGTTGATAATGCCCTCGCGATCTAGGGTTTGCGCCCCTTGAATGATTGCCTGCCACTTTTCAGCCATTTTCTTAAAGTCTGGCGACTGGACATCCCAAGAAAGGTAAAAGTCGAATTCCTCGTTAGGGTCTCCCTTGTTAAAAAGAGAAGCATCTGCCTGTTTGACGCCCATTACGCGAAAGGCGACTTGGTCAGAACCGTATTGCTTGTAGAGCTTCCAGATCTGACGGAAAGCGCGAGAAAGGCTGGAGAGAAACTTGTCTACTTCAAATTGGTTGTAGATTGGATCGACGGCAGGATCACCCTTGGACGAGGCGAAGCCATTGTACTCCTTGAAAGAAGCTTCGAGGAGGGCTTCTGAATTGTCCGTATTCATATCCGGGATCGGGCGATCCGCGTAGTGATATTCGTTAGGACGCCGCTCTGAAATAAGTGAACCTGGCCCCCAACGACCGGGTGGCCGACCTTGAGGATGGCAAAGGGGAGGCAGTACGCCGATGGAAGCGGCATCAATGCGGCTGTCCTTGTGCGCCTTGATTTGGTCTTGCCAAGGTTTGCCGGGCTCAGGGATACCGCGTGAATCGTGCAGCTTGCGGCTCAGGTACTCTCGGCGATAGACGATAAACGGATACTCGCCATGAGCATATCCCAGCAAACCAAACTTGGCGTAGCCGGGCTGGTTGGTATCGGCTGGTTGCTGGGGATGGAAGACGGTGCAATAGACGCCCGGCACGCCATCCTCGTCTGACAGGCGTTGATAGGCAAATACCACGCCTACCTTGTCCGTAAACCGCTGTTGCGTGTAAACGAAGGAGCGTGAAATCGGTTGCATATACTCGGATGGCGAAATCGTGATTAACCGCCCCCTTTGAGTTGCAATGGCCTTTTCTACCCAGTCCTTGTCCCAGCCATCATCTCGGATCAGGGAGCGAAGCTGTTCAGCGGTGAAGTACTCTACTCGATAGATGCCAGAAACCCGTTCGAGATCGGTGGAAAACGACGGGATGAACAGATTTTCGTCGAGGTTGAAGGCTCGAATGACTGGATAACTACGTTCTGGCCCCTCTACGGGTACAGAAGTCTCACCTGTTTGGCGAAGTTCCTTGAGCATCTTGCCGGCCTTGCCGCGAGAGCAACCGTATTGCTCTTCAAAGATAGACTTCAAATCGTTGGCGGCACCGTCATCCAGGACGAGTTGCTCAATGTTGATTTGAGGGAATTGCTGCTGAAGATCGGCAAGGCGGACGGTTGCCAACACTTTCTCGCGTCGCTTTTCCCAGAATTGACCAGTAACAGCAATGCCTTTTTCGTTGAGGAAATTGGACGCCATTTCAATCTCGCGGTCAATCTCGCGGATCTGCGTCTGGATCAGCCAGCGCATGAAGTTGCTGACGGATTGAGCCCGGTTAAGGTCTGAGCTTTCTACGGGGACGGCCGCAAGGTTGGCGCGTTTGAACGCCATAAGCTGCAAGGCAACTTTCTTGTTGATGATGTTATCAACAAGGAAAACCCGCAAATCAGAAGCCCCATCCCAAGGCGTAGGGCTAACTTTACTGCCTTCGCGAGCGTGCTTTTTGCCATCTGCGCTCTGACCATTCCAGAGGGCAAACCGAGTCTCGTAATTCAAGCGGCACTGGTCAATGTAGGGTTGGTTATCCCGCACGCAGTCTTCAAACGCTTTTTTGAGGAGGTTGAAGTTTGGCCCCTCGTTTTCTGCTGGAGCTAATTGCAATCCAACATCACCGGAAGCATTAACGTTATTGCCATCAATAGAAGACACATTAGTTTCGCTAATGATTACCCCTAAAGAATCAAGCGAAAACTTTAGTAGCTCCAAGTTTGGCCTGACGACGCATTTGTCCCTTCTTCGTAGAACTGGCAATTGCTGACGCAGAGGTAGCGCAAGCAATCAATGGGATCTTTGGTAGCCTCATCCCGTCCACCCTTGGCGGTGTACTCCTGCATCGAGTAGATCAGGTTCTGGCAACGATCCGAGATGTAAAGCTTGGGGCCGTTAAGGCTACTGATGGGTTTGGTGTCATCGTAGGAGAGCAAGTTATTGATTAACTGAAGCCCGTTCTCGATCTCCACGCCTGGGGCCGGGATAAAGGTCATCCCAGCGTCATCCAGATCGGATATGATGGTTGTGGCGCCATCTGCGGATTGCTTCTCAGCCGCTCCCAAGCGTGGATCAATAAAGCGTTCGTGAACCTCTTCGCCGTTCTCGCTGTTCTTGATCAACTCGACGTAATCGAGGATTCCTTTGCGGGAACCTTTCTGGGCCGGCCCCGCTTTGCCTTCTGCGGTGGAACCGGGCAAGGCCCAATCGTCGTAATCGGGCCACTCTCGGTAGATCCACCAAGTACCGGCTGAGTCGATGGCAACCCAGAGCATAAACCAGTTTTTGGATCCTGCGGGATCAAGGGCCATGAAACGGGTGACGGCATAACTTGGATCTTTGAGCCAAGGGAGCTTGTCGTGGTCAATGACGTTGATATCTTTGCTGAATCCAGAGAAGACGCTGGTGACTGATTTAGTTGGGATGCCATATGCTCTAGCAAGGATTTCTTCTTTTCGCCTTCCTCTGATTTTATGCTGGAAATCACGGGTGTCGATGAAGGCGTTGTCTTCCGTCCAGAAGTAATAAATAACCGCACCAGGGCGCGAGAGCGACTCTTGGATAACGGGGAGTTCTTTGCCAACCAACGGAGCAAATCGTTTTTTGATTGTACGAGTCTTGCCCAAGATGTCTTGAACCAGCGGAGTCCAGCCCGTGAGCGTCGTGAATGTGAGGATGATGCGGCCATGGTAGTCGATTGTTCTGTATTGCAGGGTTTCAAACATTCTTTGGGGGCATTCTTCGTCGCACCAAATGAGATGCGCCTTGTAACCTTCCGCCACCTGAGCGTCTGCTTGGTACTGGCGATAATTCCCAAATTTAATAGTGCCACCGCGCCGAGTCCCGGCAAGAGGTGGGAGGATGCAAATGTTATCGGTGAATCCATTTTTCTGAGAGTACTGAATTGAGTGATTGATGCCTTTTTTACTGGGTAGATTGCGAATGCCAAGAGGAATGGCATCCCAGATCATGCGCTGTTGGTCTTCAATGCTGCGATCCTCGTTAACGTGATACGCTCTGACCTCGGCGGCGGGGATAGTGCCTGCGGCCCACATACACAAACGCGAAGCAATGGTTGATTTCGTGGAACGATTGCCGCCTAGAATGATGTGAACCTGATATTTAGACCAGTTCTCCATGACATCTTTCCATGCTGGCAAGATCCACCCTGCCCCAACCGGGTTGTTAACCGCTTCAAGCTGCCTCTGCTGCCTGAACGTGTAATAATTGATCAGTTTCTCCTTAGACCAAGTCCCCATTTCCTTTGAACTAGGTATTTCTACCCAAGGTATACCAAAATTTGGGCTGTGATCATCCGCAAAGTCTACATCACCGATAGGCATATTGGTTATTTTTTACGCGCAGTATGGATTGCCTTGATAATTTGATTCCACGGAATGATGCCTTGGCCGTCAATGTTCAGCCCGTCTGGTTCAGCGGTAATGGACAGACGCGCATACTCTCTGGCCCCCTCCACATCTGGCTCCACCAGCCATTCCTGAACAAATCTCTGAATAATCATGCCCATAAGCTAGGCATCTACTGATTTGTTTCAAGAACCCATCTTCTCCCAACACTATCTATTAGACGTCCTAATAATTGACCTGAAATCGCACTACCAATTTGTCATTTTGGGTGAAAATGGCATAACGAATCCGATGAATATCAAACGTAATATCCTGATCGCAACTCCCTTAAAAGGGGATGTTCCCAAAAACTATTTCGTGACCAGCTTGCAATTGGCTGCACAGAAACTGCCAGACATTAAACTGGATTGGATTTTATTGGATGGGCCAGCCGTCCAAATGGCCAGAAATCAGCTTGCGGCCTACGCTATTGAGAAGAATTTCCATGAATTAATCTTCTGGGACAAGGATGTTGTCGCTCAAATTGACAATCAGAACACGACAACTGCGGCAATCATGCGTCTGATCAACCATGACGTCGATATGGTCTGCGGAATCTACGGAACCCGCTCGCTGGACACCCATTGGCACGTTCAGCCAATTCCCGGAGAGGAGCCTGGCCTCGATGGTCTGCAAAAGGTCAAGCGTTGCTGCATTGGCTTCTCCAAGATCAAGACGTCCGTCTTCAAGAAACTCATTGTCGATAATCCAGATCGCATCGCCATCATGGCTGACCCCAATCACGCCAGCAAGGTTGTCCCTGAGCTTTTCCCGATGGGCATCCAAGGCAAGAACACCCCTGAAGGTCGCCTTTCCGAGATCAAAGGCATCTTGGGTGATCAAACCCTCCAAGACCATACCAAGCTGGCCAGGATTGACCGCGAGCTAGGTTTAACCTACGACGAGAAGAACCTTTATGCCGGCGAAGACTATTGGTTCTGCGATCTGGTTCGAGCCAGCGGCTTTCAGGTTTACCTTGATACCAACCTGATGATGTCCCACACCGGATCAGCCAACTTTCCCATCTCAACGGAGGATCTGGTCAAAGCCTTGAACGAACCTTGGCGCAAAGAAGAGATCATCGCCATCAAGAAGAAGTTTGCTGAAGCCAAAGCCCCTGCTCCCAAATGAAATATATTACGCAATACATTGAGAAAATTAACAATGATGTAAATTGCGGAATGTTAAAAGGAACAAGGTACCATACAACTTTAGAATCTGCTGTTAGATTCTGGAGATCAAATATTTTTCATGTGGTTTACGGAAAAGGCGGTTGTTCTTTTTTAGCAGCTTTTAAAGGGGATGCATTTGATCTACCGAATAATGTATGCGGAACTTTGATATGGGCTGAACCTAAAGAACATTCTTTTGCAGGTTTAGTAATGGAAGGAAATCTTACTGAACACGATTTAAAGTCTCAAACAAAACTGCGTGCATTGCTTCAAAATCTCTTAGATGAAGAACACGAACTTAGAAAAAGACCTTTTCGGGAATCAACTGATCCCTTCTAATTCCGTTTTTTCAACAGCTAGTCCTGTTGCCAAAAAACGTTTCCGTCCTCCCTCCCTGCCATCCTACTTCCCGGTAGATGCCGCCTTACCCCCCGTCAATCTGCTCTCCACCACCCGCCGCTATCGGGTGGTCAAGCAGTCCCCCTGCCTCACCTACATCTATCACGATGACGACGACTCCTTCTAGCCCTCGTATGGGCCAGGACTGGTATCGCCCATCAAACTCTTCTTCAAAGCCATCTTCTGCTGCTTAATTGTCTCCAGCTTTTCTTCTACCCTTTCTGTCCCTGCTTCCTCCACTAACTGGACACTACCCCCGCTGCCCCCGCCAGCATCCCCAATATCCATCTTCCCACTCAGCTTTGCTATGATGTCTTCCTTCGACATCGCCCCAAAGTTGTTCACCTGGATATTCACGTTGCTCCCAGCCGTCGCACTGGCCCCAGCCAACGCCCTCTTCTTGTCTATCGTCACCGCCATCGCAAAGGGCAGCGTATGCATAGGCATATCGTCAATATCCCGGATCATCCGGTCTATCACCAGATCAGTCAACCGATCCAGCTTCCCCATCAGCCGCTCGTTAAACTTTTCCACACTCATGCCCACAATCCTCTGTATGATTCGTTTGTCATCATTCGTCACATAAGCCAGCCCCGCGCTCTGCCTCAAGCCTATTCCATTCCCTTTCAACGTAGCCGCCGCCACATCGTTCACCAACTTCTTCACCCCATACTTCCGCTTCAACGTCGTTTCCTTCTTCCACCTGTTCTTTTTCCTAGCCCTCTTTACTTTCACCTCCCCACCCCCACCCGCCTCCTGCTCGCTCATACACTCACCGTCCTTCCCATCCACTCCTCCGCTTCCTTCCTCATCCTATCCAAAAAACCCTCCCCTTCATCCACCCCCACATCCTCCCTCCCCTCAACCACTTCCACTACCTCCTTCTCCTTCACTTCCTTCTCCTCTTCCTCCACCCGCCCCGCCCCCCGTAAACTCCCCCCCACAAATCCTACCGCTTTTGCTGTCATATCTCCAACCCCCGGTTGCTTCTCCAACTCCACCCGCCCCACGATCTCATATTCAGCATCCCGCCCATCCCCACTCACCCACACCCGCTTCACCTTCACCACCTCCCCATTAAACAAACTATACCCACTCACCGCACACTTCGCCCACTCCTCACTACCACCCACTATCCTCACCCGCGCATACTCCTTATTCCGACAAATCCCCCCAATCACCCCTTCCCCAACCTCCACCCACCCACCACCACCCCCACTCACACTCACACCCCTCCACCCACCCACCACCCACCCCACTCACACTCACACTCACACTCCCCTCAATCAATTTTTCAGAAGCCTCGCTTATAGCTTGACTAAAACCACTTTTCCCCTCCAGCTCCCCCCTAGGGGAGCGAAATTGTAAGCTTCGCTTTGTTTCTTTTAACGCACCTGTTACCCCGCTCTCAGGCCCCTTTAAGCCACTCCTAGCCTCGTCCACCTTCACGCCCCCTCCGTTAGCTTCATCCTGCTTTACTTCATCTGACTGCAAAATTTTACCTCCCAGGGCGAATGTATTGCAATTGTCAGTCAGGGCCAGGGCTTCGACCCCCCCCTCCCCAGCGGGGCAGGGCGCGGAGCGCCAGCCGGGGGCCGGAGCGCCGGAGGCGGAGTCACCTGACGAGACTGAACTCGGGGCGTGAAGATCGACCAGGTTGACCGGACGTATCGACTTAGGCGATACCAGTATCGAAGGCGCGGATACTGGTAGTTGAGGATCAGATACAACATCGACAAGCGAAAGAGGCAAGCGGTGGACACGACAGAAGCGGATTGCATCGCTTTGGCGGCCGACTCCGCATAGATAAGACACCCACGCTTTGCGACCCCTTTGACGCTGTTTTACCGCGCTCTCACGACGCGGCTGAACAGAAAAACGGATTGCAGAAGCAGGGGATAGCGGAGGGTTTATCGGCATAAAGAGGAACTAATTTGAGGGATTAGAAACACTACTAGCGAAGTAAAGCAAATGGAAAGTGATCGCAACTCGTAGCGATCACTCATCTAGTGAGGGCAGGTGCCCGCTTTTGGGTGCCAACTAATCAGCGAAAT